CCGGAATACGGCATTAAGCATGCCATCAGCGTAGTGTGTGTTTAAATCCCAGTCCGACATGGACCGTTTCCTGCTTTGTTGGAGCTTGTACTGTTCGACAACCCGGGATGACACGTAAGGATAGTAACTTATTTTCTTACGTGTACGGACCCGGCCAGACCGATCTGTAAACTTCCGCTTAATCACCTTCTTCCAAAAGCTTATTGGATTTGAAGGTACCTCACAGTAGTAACTGTAAGTGCGGGAAAGCTTATATTGATCGATTGGCTCGTCCGTGTCACCACTCAGTCTCTGCCAGTAATAAGGTTCTTGATTCTTTATGAACCGTTTCTTGGCTGTTTCTCGGATGTAACTAAACTGGAACCATCGTGAGCCGTTGTCAAATCTGACAATTACCGGCGCATATGGTGCCCAGTTTGAACCGAGGACTTTGTGGTTAGGGTCGTTCACCTTTATACCCGCAGTATCAGGGAATAAAGGTGGCACGCGTAAAACTTGGTCAGTACATCGGCCAAGTTCCATAAGCAGATAAAACATTGTTTGCTTAATTTCGTGCTCATCCCACCTTCGTTGCAGTCCATTTATTAAGCTATAAATGAACGCTTCAGCGCGTCTACCTTGTAAGATAGGCGGCCGATCTCCATTCTGGAGATAGAAGGACCGAACTGGAACCCCGCGGTAGAAATCTTCACCGCAAGACTCCCTAAAGGGAAAGGAGACAAAAGTTTTATCTCGGTTAACAGTCAAGCCTAGGTCATCAAAGATGGCACAGACTTGTGTATGAATCTTTGAAGGATAAATTAAATCATCCCCAAAGACGCTATACGTACCGTTAACTCCCAGTAGATTCCCCACAGCTTTTATCAAGCAGTAGAAAACCAACGTCTCAACTGGAAAGGTCATACCATTACCCATCGGCAAAACAGACTCGGTGTAACAGAGTTTGTCGCCTACCTTGACCTGACGAAGGAATGCTCTCTTCATCAGGATATACCAAGGTCGGGGAATGATACCATTAAGAAGGTCTGACAAGATTGAGTCAGAAGCAGTTCGTAAATCAACTGTAGCATGTGTCTTAGTCAGCGAAAATCTCTGAATAAGATGCCGATGAACATCCTGTAAATGACGGATGTCAAGGCCATGCTCCTTCAACCTTCGTGTAATCGCTCGGCCTATTCCAAATGTATAGAACAGGTCAAGAAGAGCGAGTTTTGTAATACCACGATGTATTTTCCAGGTTTTTGGGACGTTTTCCAACACGAGGTTACATGTCTGCAAAGTAGTGGCGTCAAGCGAGAGCTTGATCTTCTTAACCAGACGGCTAAGAATATTGTCTTTGGGTAGAACTTTTCCAAAGAACCACTTTGCGCATGCGGCAGAACCAGTGAAAGCCCGCGCATCAGTCAATTTATGATCGATGTATGCGAGGCGTAACGGGCAACCAATACTGCTCTTTTTTCCAAACTTAGCTAGCGATGCTAACTCCTCGGACGATGGTTTGCCGAGGATACTCTTTGCAATGCGGCGGGCTTCTTGTACAACTTTGAAGCTACGCAGCGTTCGGTGTTTTAACCGATTGCAACTGAACTGAGATTGATTAACCAAGTACTTTTCATTGGTAATCGTCTCAAGCTCATCCTGAGTGTATACATCATCGCTAAATTTGTACTTCTTCAACAGGTTAACAATTTGTTGCGTCTTCTTGAAACGATCAGGTGAAACTAGACCGCATTCTCTCACACAGTGTTCACGAAAGGTTGTAATATCGCCTTTAGTGAGGGCATCATATGATTTAGAAAACTCCTGCTGAAGGCCAAAGTCCTCGATTAGGGACATCCAGATGTTTACTGCGATACTATCGGTAGATATTCCGATTCCCATTTGTTCTACTCCTCTTACTGGTTAAATACTAGAAGAAGATGTGCCGTACAAATTCTACGAGCACCTCCATTGCTACTACAATAGTGACTGTGAGCTTTAGTGTCATAACTTTAGCAAACAGTTTATCTTGTAGAGCCATGGGCGTAGAACTTATCAAGTTCTGAGTCTGAAATTGTCTGAACAGCCAAATAGCGGAAATTTGCTAAGTTGGCTGCAACAGCTACAAACTCCGGATGCAATTCACATTGCCCCCGAAAAACTTGATAACTAATCGATCCGTCGGCAAGCTCGAAAGGCACCGTAAGAATAACATCCTTACGGGCTTTAGAGAAAGAGCCGTCGCCCTGCATCTGCGCGTTACGATTCTTAAATGTAACGTGCTTCTTCAGGCGCAAATCGGTTTCATCGGTATCCGAAACACGGATACCGGTCGCTACTGGGGTACTGTCATCTTCAAAGACAATCCCCGTGCCGCCGGTAAGGCTGACAGCAGTTGCTTCGTTTAAAAGTGTGATCCCATTAATACTCATGGTATCTCCTTGTTTGGGCAGAGTTATTTAAATCTCTGCCAGATTAAAATGAGGGCATCGATATCCTGAAAAAGAGACATCAATTCACCTCCAACAAATTGGGGCCCGCCCCGTGATTCATCTACGGTGCGCTGGTAGTCCTCCCAAATTACAGTACCATCTAACGTATAGCCGTCGGAACGAAAAATGTCCTCGACGGTATGCTGCCAGATGGGATTTACATACTGTAGTTTGATTGAACGCTTTATGCCAACAGTATTCCCTAGTATTTCTACATTGGGTCTAATCTTGAAAGCAGAAAGCCAGGATCCAATATCCAGTAACCAATCCCCAACAAACGAACACCTGGTAAGTTCCCAGGCTGCTTCTGGTAAGTTGGTCCAGTCTAGCCCTAACAGCTGATCCCACGTTGGGACGCCAATCAGGCGATACTGTACCGATGCAAATGCTTCCACCTGTTGCTCAGACTCTATATCGGCGAAGTGCCGTATATAACCTGAGTTGTAAACAAGTGAGCGTTCCTCTAGGGTTTCTGATTCGACTGGGCCGATGACTTGGCCTCGTGCGTTCATAATCCGTTTTTGAGAAACAAGCTTCGCATACTTACCTTGCACCAACTTCACAATTGATTCGATACTCGAGATCAGCGGACGCATACCATAACGGTATTCCATCCATGCACCAGTTGCAGCATCAAGGGCTTTGCGGCCCGTGTTGCCACGATAAGTGCCAGTCTCTAAATATCGCTTCAATTCCCGTAATCCTTGCTTCCAACGACGCTGCACGCAAAAATCGCGTAAAGCCTTCATTGGGTGCGTTAGCATTTGTATAGTTTCTCGGAATTCACCGAGCTCTACAAGCACTTGGAGTACGGCCTTGTCCACATTACGATAAGCTTTTTGTAGTGCCAGCTTACCCTCATATGTAACAAGAGGAAGGTTGGTCGGCATCTTATACATCAGCAAGGGTCCAAGAACACCGTTCTCGGAACCGCTATACGTATAAGGGCCGGCGCTACACTCATAGCTGAGGCTCATTGAGCCTACAGCATCTGAATCTATGCGCTCAATATGGTACGGGTTTACCCGATAGACGTTAGGCTCGAAGGAGCCTTCATCTACGGATGATTTTTGGTGCAAAGTTTGCACCACGCCGCTTACATAGGTACCTGCGATAGTAGTGGGATTTGCCCACGTATCACGGTCCTTTATAATCGGACCCCGTTCCAGATACCATTCCAGGTATGTGGCCATATTGCCTCCACTGAGAAATTGGTGGAATCCTTTTGGTCCCCAC